CGGGTTCTAGCTGTGCGCCCCACATATAGAACGATCCGGCAGCAGCGTTTAGCCCAAGGCCGATCAAGCTGCCCAGTGAATTCCAGACCCCAGCAGGGCCGCTAGTGGTAAATGTGTAACGGGTTGGCGTGGTGGTGATGTTGAATGGCGACCCACTCATGGTGTTGTAACTGGCATCACTGATGGCTAGATTTGCAGATAGCGTTCCTGATGGAGTCCACAACCAAACGCTGCCGGTGTAGGTTTTTCCCACATTGCCCCCTGCACCAACGCTGCAGTTTTGTGTGAGTGCAGCCCAGTTTCCAGAAGTTGCCCCGTTGCGCACCAGCAATTCAGCGGTGGTGGTTCCATCAGGGGCAGCGGTTGAATTTGCAGTGACCGAGGTGAAGCAGGCATTCTGGCTCCATGCGGCGTTATCAATCTCCTGCGAACGCAGCAGCAAGTTATACCGACGCTGCCAAACCAGATTCCATGTGCTGCTGTTCAGATACACAGGCGTTGTGCTGAATGCCATGGACAGCAACTGCACCAGCGCCACCTGGCCGGATGCCAGCGCGGTCTGCACTGCGGTGGAGAGGCTGCGCACTCAGATCACCTCGCCAAAGTCGAAGCTGGCACCCGCTGCGTAGCCAGGCACAAACTGCACGCCTGATGTGGACAGCAGTCGGAAGGCAGCGGTGGGCTTGGTGGTGGTGACCGCTGCGCCGCTGGAGAGCGCGGTGCGCAGGCGGTTGGTGAGGGTGACGGTGATGACGCCCGCGCTGCTGGTGGCGTCTGCCGCAGCCATGAGCAGCAGGCCACCCACGCCAAGCATGTCGCCCGCCAGTACGGTGCCGGTGGCGGTGATACTGATGGATGACGCGCCCTGGGCAGCACCAGCGCTCAAGGTCTTGGTGCCTGCAATGGTGCCACGCACAGTAGGGCGGGCAAAGTGCCAGAGGTTGACGGTGTTGACCTGGCCGCGCATGGCGCCGATGAAGGCTTCCAGCTCGGCGCTGGTGGCAAAGCTGTTGGGGGGCAGCTCGCAGCTCAACATCCAGCGGTCGTTGAGCAGGTCGATGGCCTGCTCTGCGCCGCCAAAGGGAGAGGCGTTGACGCGCTGGCTGGTGTACTGGGTGAGCGTGCAGGCGCGGGGCTCAAACTTGGTGGGTAGGGTGATGAGGGCCATGGTGTTTAGGCGAGTGCGCCCCCGTATTGCATCGAGCGGCCCATGGCACCGGCAATGCGGCGCTCAGATCCGGCTACGGCCTGGCGCACCATGCTGACGCTGGCTACATCGCCCACGGTGAAATTCTGAATGACGGTGACCGGCTGCGCAGAGGTGGACTGCTGGCCGCGAGTGTGGTCGAGCACGGTCTCGTTGGGGTGCATGACGGACAGGAAGCCGCCTTTGCCATCCAGGCCGCCCGAGCGGGAGCCGCTGCCGGTGTAGCCGCCACCGTCGAAGCTGAGCAGGCTCTTGAAAAATGTGCTGGTGGCATCGCCTGCCGCAGAGTTCATAAGCGACTCGGCAAGCGCAGTGGCCGCCCGGCTGTAGATGACATTGGCAATGGCATCGCCAAATGCCTTGAGGGGTTCGCCCGAGGTGTCGCGGAAAGCAGAGCTGAATGCGCCTTTGAGGTCGGAGCTGAGATCGTCTGCAAACTTTTTATCAAGGCGGGCCTTTTCTTTGGCAGCGTCCTCAATGCCTTTGGCATAGGCTTCGTTGGCGTCAATAACGGCCTGGCCCGCTTCGATGGCGGCCAGGCGCTGCAGGCGCATGCGCTCGTTGGCGACATCGCGCTCGGTTTGCAGGCGGTCGTCTTCAATTTTCTGGTTTTCTTTATTGACAGCATCGCCCGCGTCCATGGCTACCTGACGCTGCAGCTCCATGGTTTTGTTGGCAATCCACTCTGCGTCTTTTTCTGCCTGCGATTTGCCGGTCTTCTTTTCTTTGACTGCCTTGTCGATGGAGTCGGGCAGGCTGGGGCGCACCATGGGTGGGTTGACCTTGCCACGCCCACCGTCACCCACTGACCAGTCACCCGTTAGGTTTGCGCTGCGCTTGCGGTCTGCAGCGTCGGCCATGTCTTTGAGGCTGGTGAATAGCCCCATCTTTCCTTCTTTTTTCAGCTCGCGCTGTTTTTCAATCAGAGAATTAAGCGCGGTTACCAAGGGCCCTGCAATGGCACGGGCGCCGTCTAAGCTGTTTTTCTCCAGCGTTGCCAACTCGTTATTAAATTTATTGGCCTCTATCGCTTCCTGGGTGGTTACTTTGGCCACCAGCTCACCTTTTTCTGCCAAGTCTTCAAGCAGCTTGGCAACATCTTTGATGCTCTTTCCAAATAGCTCCTGAACGATGCGGGCCTTGTTGCCATCGTCGGCATAGCCGCTGAGAGCGGTTGCAACCTTGAGCAGGGCCTGGGCGGGGTCGAGGGCCTTGAGGTCGGTGACGCTGAGGTTGAGGGCCTCGATGGCCAACTGGGTGGGGCTGTTGGGCTTGGCTTCTTTGAGGGCGCCGTTGAACTTGACCAGCGCGGTGCTGACGGTGTCCATGCTGGTGCCGGTGCGGGCGGCTACGTCTTCCAGGCCGCTGAGGTTTTCGATGCTGGAGCCGGTGGCGGCTTTGAGGTCGTTGAGGCGGTCTATGCCATCGATAGCAGCTTTACCCATGGCAACCAGTCCACCCACACCGGCAATGCCAATGAGACCCAGTGCGCCGCTGACTTTGCTGGCGATGCCCTGAATGTCGCCCAGGCTGCCCTGCACTTTGCCAAGCACGCCGCTGGCGTTGTCTTGCGCACTTACGACAATTTTTGCGTCTGCCACGGCTAGTTACCTTTTTTCACGCCAAAGGCGCAGGGTTTCAAATTCCATGAGCTGCACGCCGTCGGAGACTTCGGGCCAGCGCTCTGGCGGGATGCCTTCGATGCGCAGGGCAAACTCCAGCGCCTCATACCGCAGGCCGATGGGGCCGTTGAGGCCGGTATTCCACTGGGTGCGCAGGCGGTAAAAAACATTGAATGCGTCCAGGTTTTCGGGCCAGAGGTCTTGGTGCTGTGGCTTGGGTTGTTGGGTGGGTTTCAGGCCAAAGGCTGCGAGGGCTTCGTTGGTAGTTTGAACATCGTCAAAGCCTGTAATCAGGCGCCGCGCAGCCTCACAGAGTTTTTTGTTTTGGATTCCTTCAGTTCACGCAAATAGGCATCGCTGATTTCCTCCTGTGCGGCCCAGTAGCCGCCCACCAGGTTGTTGAGGGCGGTGAGGCTGTAGGGCACAGGCGCACCCGCATCGTCAAATACACCGGCCCAGCCTTCTATCAGCTCGTGGAGCAAGGCAATCTCGTCCTTGCCACGCCCAGACTCAACCCATGCACGCAGGGCATCGCGGGTTTTATGGCGGAAGGTGAAGGTGACCTCCAGCGGCTCGGGCAGACCCGGAACGGTGAGGGGAACCGCTACCGCAAAGGTAGGGTTGGGGTTAATCTTGAACATGCAGCGGGGCCTTGTGGTGTGCTTACTGCTGGGCTTATTGGGTTATGAACTTGATTTCGTCGTTGCCGGATCCGGCAGCGGTGGGCACCAGGCGCAGGTCGTAGCCGATCAGGCGGGAGCCGTTGAGCTCTTGCTTGGTGGGGTTGATGGTTTGCACTGCCGGGGCAAAAATGATGATCTTGTTGCCAGCGCTGAGGCCAATGGTGATGCCAAGCGACTGGGTGGTATTGGCCTTGACTGCGGCCATGAAGCTCACCTCGTTGGCAGCGGTGAGGTCCAGATCCATGTGGCCGGTGACTTCGCGGTTGGTAATGTCTACGCGCTCGGTGCTCAGGAGGGGCACATAGTTGACGGCGTTGCCAATGTCAAACTCGATGCCGGTGGATGCATACACGGTGCCGCCAGTGAGTGCGCCTGTGGCGTAGGTGGCACCCAGGGTGATGTCGACCACGTTGGCCTTAGCCATGGTGGGTGGGGTCTTCCAGGCTGTGAGCGTGGGGGTGGCATTGGCGGTGGCGCTGATGCCGCCGTCGATGGCCACAAAGTCGAACATGAGCGTGGGGCGCTCGCCGATCTTGGCGCTGACCTTGCAGGTGCCCATAGCGTAGAGCAGCTTGTGCAGCACGCCGTCGTCGTAGTAGTAGATGCTGAGGGACTTGAGCGCGGTGCTGATGGGGTTGTATTCCACGCGGTTGGGGGTGGCCAGCAGACTTTCGGCAAACGCGCAGCCCAGCAGCAGGTCGCCCCACTGGGGAGCAGTGGCGGCAGCGCCGGAGCCTGCCAGCTCGACGGTGAACGATACTTTGACCGATGCGGTGGCCACGAGCTGCTCGGAGCCGCCAAAGTAACCGCGCACCAGGTCGCGGTTGACGTTGTTGGCGTCCAGCGGGGTGATGGTCATGTTGCTGACCAGCACGGCATCGGCGGCGCCGGTGGGCACAGCATCGGTGCCGGAGGTGGTCTCGACCTTGGCCAATATGACGGTGTTGCGGATATAGCGTGGCATGGTGGTTTAGTCCAGGGTTGAATTGGTGGTGCGGTGGCTGACGCTGTAGGTGAGCGTGGTGCAGGCCATGCGGGTGGCGGCTTGCTCGGTCTCCCACTCGATGCGGGGCTCACCAATGAACACGCCACTGCCAGCGGCAATGGCAAGGGATGGATCTGTGGCCAGGCGGGCATAGGCGGCGCTGGCCAGGTTATTGGCGGCAGGGCGGGCGCTGGTGCCGTTGGCACTGGCAAAGCACTTGACTTGCACCTCGGTGAGCCAGTCGACCGGGTTGCCTGTTATGCCGCCCATTTGCTGTGGCTCTGCATTGCCGAGGGTGACAACGATGGAGGCGGTGCGGCCTGTGGGCAGGGGCTCGGCATCACCATCGGTCTCAATAAATGGGCAGACGGCTGTGGAAGCACTGAGGCGGGCCACAAAGCCGTCTACAAGGGTATCGAATGCGCTCATGCCAGCTCAAGCTCCAGCAGGGTGATGCCGGTGCCGTCTGGCTGCACGGTGGCGGCCTTGTAGGTGGTGCCACCAATGACCAGGGTGCTGCCCTGCACTACTGCGGATACGTCTGCACTCTTGGCAACGCACTGGGGGCCAGAAGATTCCACCAGCCCGCCCAGGGCGACCTGGTAGGCTTTGTCGAAGATGACCGGCACCACACCGCCACCAGACAGCGTTGCGTTTTGCGCAAAGCCGCTGGTAATGTCGAAGAAGGCGGTGAGGTCTTCGGCAAACATGGGCGGGGTGGTTTCTAGCCCGTGGCTTAGGTTGTCAGCGCGTCGACCATGGTGGCGAAGCTCTCGACGTTGCGCACGGCTACGTCTACGTCTTGCAGGGCTACTACGCGTACGGTGCCGGCTGTCGATCCTGTGTAGGGGTCTACCATGAGGTCCAAACCGCCCCACATGCCGATGATGAGGTCGTTGAAGTTTCCGAACAAAATGGCCGAGCAGACTGCACCAGACGTGCCCTTGACCAGGTTGGATGGCACCGCGTTGGTGATGGCAGCCTTGTAGCCGTTGATGGGTGTGGCGCCTTCAGACCAGATGAAGTTGCCGGTGGTGCCGGTGGCCTTCTCGGTAGATTTGAGCTTGCCGCGCACTTTGGCGTTGGTGAGGTAGGCCATGTTGTCCACATTGGCATTGGCAACTGCAACTGCTGTTTCCAATGCAACCTGGTGCGACCATGCGGGTGCCAGGCCGTTGGTGCCACCAAGCACGCCGGGTGTGACCAGAGTCAGCAGGCCTGATGGCTGGTTGGATGCGCCAGAGCCGTTGATGGCAGCTTGCTGGATAGCCAGACCGAGCACAGTGGCGATGTCGTTTTGCACCATGGATTCCACATCCAGGCTGGACTGGTTGATCAGGCGGCGGCTGATGTCGGTGAAGGCTCCCACGGTCTTGGGAGACATGGTGACCTGGCCAACAGTTTGCTGGCTCTCAGTAGGTGCTGTGTTTTCAGCGACCCAGTAGGCAGTTGCGGCGCCGGTCAGCTTGGGGATGGCGATCTGGCC